CAATTATTAGCTTATACTATTTCAATAGTACTGTCAACTTTTTTATTTTTGTTTTTCTGCTTTGTCTGTCTTTTTAAGATACAAATCCATACTATGATCAAACGCACCGTCGAACAGTTGGAACTTTCTTAATGCTCTCCAACGTCCTCTTAATTGGTCTTTGATTCTCTGCCACCGAGTTACTTTTCTAATGTTACCATAATAGTTGATATACTTTAGTTCACCGTGATGTCTAAATCCTATTAAACTAGGTGGTACTTTACACACAACATCGTTGTTGTTAACAAACCGCCAATGCGGTACATTCATAGCATCAACATAGCTGCTGTTGCCTAATTTTGGAGAACCAAATGTATAAAGTGTTACATTGTCAATACCAGCCCATTTTAGTTCTTGCGCAATGTATGTTGCCATTGCTGCACCTAAACTATGCCCACAAACAATAATATCTTTGTCTTTATGTTTTTTAGCAAACGTGTAAACCGAATTCCATATTTTTCTTGCTTCGCCTCTAAATCCACTGTGTACGAACCCAGGACCGTGCCTCTTTGGAATAGTGTTTAAATCTGCTAGCAAGTCATTGAGTTCTTTTGGTTCAGTCCCGCGACATGCTATTAACGCAGATTTGTTATTAGTACATAAATGAGCTTGTGCACCATCTTTATTTAAAAATCTATGTGTTGTGTAGCCCATTTCTGTGTATTTAGGTTTAGCTTTTGCACCATCGTTGTATGCGCAACTAGCGGCTTTTGCTGCTAAAACTGCATTATTCCATGACATGTTTGTACTCATGATTGCTCTCTTTCAATTAATATCCACTTCATCCTTTTTCTCCTGCGCCGCCGGATGAAGTTTCACTATACGGTTCAAAGTCTGTGCCAACAGAAACCATGCAAGCCATTCCGTCCGTGTACAGTGAAATCAGACTCCATGTGCCTGTGTCTTGGTTAACAAAAAACATTGCACCTCCTCGGAATGGAGTGTTGTTCTCTGCACCAAACTGTATGCCAGTACCTACAAATAACGGAGTTTCGCCATAGCTATCCACTGTTGCGAATATCTTGTCCGCTATTTCGCACGGTTGCGATACATGAAATCTTTTTGGTTCCTGTGCACTTACTGAGGACACAAATGTTAGTCCTAATATAAGTGTTAGGGCTAACTTTACCATAACTATCTCCTAGTGTATAGTAGTATATATCACCGTAGCACTAAAGTTGTTATTTTAATTCAAGTGGCATATCGTTATTGTATTGCTGCCAGTTTGTAAAGCAATCTTTGTTCATTAACTCGTGCACACGATGCACCCATACACCCGGATTAGTGGCATCAAAGTCCTTGTCGTCTAATTTTAAACACGCATTATACCCTAATAAACCAATGTATGGCAATTTAGCACTAATCATTGGAATGAATTGATTGTATTCTGTGTATCCAGATTCTAGTACCCATTCAATCCATTTAATATCAAAGTCTAGTGTAACCCAATAACCTTTCTTGAGTAACGGTAGTACCAATGTATCCCATTGGTTGTCGGGAAGAAAACTCATATTTGCGCCTAAGTAAATGTGGTTTACATTCATCTTTTCTGCATATGCAATTATATCATCCAATGGCTCAATACCTACAACAAACAGTGTATCCATGTTGTGTGCAGGAGTATGTTCAATTTCTTTTCCAGTAAACATTACACATATGTCACTGGATCCTGTATTGTATTCTCGTTTCATTGGTTCTTGTCCTGTTTTGCTAGTACTAACATCATTTGGTAATGCTCCCAAGCTTCCTTTACAGCTGGGTTATCTTCTCGTAAATCTCTGTCTTCGAGGTACCAAGTTTTCATCATTTTTAAGTCTTCGTCGACATCTAATAGATTATTTGCAAAATTAAATCCAGTATAGTGACCGGTTATTTGCCTTATTTCTCTAATATATTCTAACAGATCTCTAGTGTCACTGTCAAGAACTATTTGATACTCATCACTGTCATTGTGGACTCGGATGCCGCTATGTCCATGTATTTTCATTATTAACTTTCTGGATAAAAATAAATCATATCATGTGTAATTTCTAAGCATTCTTTGTGTGATTGATTTATTACTGCTACAAATAAATCAGGATTGGTGTTCCAAAACCCAAGATCATATAGTAATTCTGTTTGCGTGCCATCAAGGCCAATATTCAGTAATGCAGTTTGTTCGTCTATTAGGTTATAACGAACTATCAAATACCAACACCAAGCTTGCCAAACTTTGCTATCTATTTGGTTATAATACTTGTTTGGGTCAACGACTGATTTCTTATATTCGTTTATTGATGTATGTAATTTATCCGGTTGATAATTTTTGATATGTTTTCCTTCGCCGAACGCACGTCTCCAAGCATAGTCAAATTGTTTACTAAATCGTCCTAGATTGGACCATAAATCTGTATAACTTAAAAACCCTGGATGATTTTTTATAGATTCAAAGTTGTCGTACCAGTCTATACAATTGTTAATGATTTTATATAAAGCAAGAATACTATTTTCGTCTTTTTGATCAATTTGCTCTATTGTCATTAGTTTGTCTACGTAGTTTACATAGAAATTAAAAATACATTTGTCACCTAGGTACAACGAGTCTTTGTTATCTCTAATAATCCAATGATCGTCGTAGTGTATTGGCCAAATTAAAGCTTTATGATAGCTATCAGTTGCAGCTCTAAGAGCATTATTACTGTTAAACATTAAACGGTCAAGTGTGTGCATTAACCAATGCCCACCTGCCCCGGGGGCATACATAAACATTCTATTTGGAACTAACACAGTATCAGTCATGCAGTTGAAAACATCCCGTTAAATGCAGTGTGGCTATTCATGGTTTTCTTGCCAGTAAAGCCACGGGTCCCAACTACTCGCATCCAGAATCTACTATAATCTTCGATTAATTGTAGGCTTTTTTGTTTGTCTTGTAAACTAAAAATTTCATTTACTACATCTCTAAAGAACAATTCGTTGTGTCTGTCATCGACTAACATGCCAGGTACTATACCTGCATCATACTGTTCGTTTGCAGTTTGTACAGCATTTAAGTGCGCCCAAACATTGTGTCCCATTTGTAAACAATAACTAAAGCTATCCCAGGAAGTTTTTCCTTCTTTGCCATTTTTGTTTAGATCTCCGGGATTATAAATGCAAACATCTTTAACTGTTAAATGTTTGCTAACAGGACCTTCTAAGAAAGGTATATCTTTGTCGTTGATTAGTACTTCACTAAACAGTCTTGTGTCGGTTGCATACTTTTTATCGTCTACACCAGGCTGCATTTTATAACTCCATTTACCACGATCTTCGATTCGATTATGAGTATATAGTTGTCCGTTTGCAGTAGCAAGGAATGGTGATGCACAATCAAAACTAATAGTAAAATTAGGATTATGATACTTACGCACAGCACGTTGGATGTCAGTTAACAGTGTAGCCCATTCTAGTTTACTGGTGCCCAGGAAATGCATCCAGTCATGTAGTCCGGTTTCTAGCAATCCATCGTGTATAAGAGTAACAATACGTTTAAGTACTAGGTGTACATCACACATGTTTTGTCCACCCATTGACCACCCGTTAAAGTGTGTGTCTGGGTAAACGTTAGGATCGCTATAGTCTTTCATTTGCTGGTACCAATCGTCAGCTTCCTGATGATTACCTCCTTGCAGCACATTAAGAAACTTTACATTGCCTTTGCGATTTTTAATAAAATAGTCGTTGTTAATTCTAGTAGCATCAACTGCATCCTGATAGCTGCGAATGCCGCAGGCTGCTGACGCTTTAGGATCGCGGAAAGTCCAAGTTGGAATATCAAGTACCATACCGTAATCCATATACTCTTCCATCCAGTTTAACACTAATTCACGTTGTTTAGCTGCTTTTGGACAATTAGGATCTGCCCATTCTCCTGGCCACAATCCTTTTGCAATCTGGAACCCTCCAGAATCTCCTAATAGAAATGTTCCTTTGCGATCTCTATTACGAACCATGTCTTCCTTTTCGACTAGTTTTGTAGTATCTAGATTAGCGTGTCCAGCACTGTACAATGCCCATGGATACCTAAATGCAGCATCTTTAGGAGCAAGAAAGTTAAGGCTTTCTATACCATTGGTAAACCCTGCAGGTACTCTTGCAGGATCTACATAATCGTTATATCTCTGTTTACCTACAAACGTAGCATAAAAGCCGCTTAATGCAGGCAAGAAAACAGCATAATCTTTTTGTCTAGTTTCGAGGTCTACAGTTTCCATGATGATAATATTTACTTGGTTACCATTGGAATAATGTAATCATAGCTCACTAAGCCACTGTCTACAGTGATCATAATGCCTAAATCTCCCATACAGATTTTTTTGTCTCCTGCCATGTTAAGTGCGCCAAGTACAAATCCACTAGGAACAGCAAAATTGTAACGTGCGCCAGAGTCTACATCGCTTTGGAATACAAAGTTACCGCTGTGACTGCTAGCATCGCCGACACTAGCAGATACTTTTCCATCAGCTACGTCAAACTGTACAACTTTTTCATCTGGGTGCGCATTAACTTGATATTTAAGACGTGTTATACTGTTCATACTAGGTATAAACTCTACAGGAAAGTTGGCTCGCATTGCTAGCTGTGGCTCAATACTTTCAATAACTTTCTGACTCATAAGCCGAAAGTCGTTCTTAAAGTCTCCTGCTACATTTTTAAAGTGAATGTTAAATGGAATCACAGTATCGTTGGATTCTTTTGTAACCATTGCAATGCTAGCACTTTCGTCATACTCGGGAATATTGAGTAATGTGTTTAACAGCGATAAATTAGGCAAACCAAATGTTCCAGCAAAGTCAGGAATTGGTGCGTGTGTTTTAGCTCTAAGCACTAGTTGCTTTTCAGTTTCGGTTGCACTTATACTTGTACTATCATCGCTACAATCGATTCGTAGCTGATTAAAAGCACTTAGTGGAAGGGTGTGTTTGACAACGTCAAGTAAGTAATCTCTCATGATATATCCTTTATGATTGTTTTAATTATATTATAGTTTAAGTTATGTGTCAATATTATTTAGAAAAATTTCCCACTCGCGAAATTTTCTTGCACTATGATGCTTTGCACTCATTCTTTCAACATCTCGCGACACCCGTTTTAACATATTTTTACTGTCTTTTATTCTTCCAAGACTGTAGGTTAATTTACTAATATGCAAAACCGCTTCAAGTGCAACTGGTTCTGTATAGTCACTGTTGTTGTGTGCGAGTATACTGTTTAAATGATTGATTGCCGATTGTAGTTTGGATTCGATAACATTGTCTCTGCCTAGTTCTTTTTGTATTTGAATGTTTCTAAGAAGTTGATCTTTTTCTTTTAGTGCTTGTAGGTCGTTTGCTACTTTATTATCAAATATAGATTGTTTAATTTTTTCTTGGTCTTGCTGGTCTTTTAACTGTTGTTTAAACTTAGCATTTTCCAGCACTAACCCTAGCTTGTTAACAATATTAATATTATCAGTGTGGCCATCTTTTTGGTATACTGCAACAGAAAATGGATATCCGTCAAATTGATATGTTACTTTTTCTGTTAATTGATTTTCTTTAGCAAACTGGTCAATTTTTTGTTTCCAGCATACAGGAACAGTATCATTTATACAAAATTTTGCACCTTGCACACTATGTGCATCAGCATAGTTAAAAATTGTATACCCTCCGGGTTTCAACATTTTGGACATTAATGCTATATCTTTATTAATTTTTCCTTGGGTCATAAAAGGAAAATTGTTCCAAGAAATACATAATTGTATACTCGAATCTTCTAACATAGAGTCTGCTGTGCCCTTGTTGTAATGAAGAAGTTTACGCTGACTTTCAATTGGCAACGATTGTAAAATATTATTATATGGCATAGTACGATTATCAACAACATAAAATGGATCACCAGAAATAATATGTCGAGTGAGTTCGCCTAAGTTTGGATCTATATATGCAACTGGATATTTCCAATCAATATATTGCCCAACAATTCCTAAAAACTTATCAATGATAAAATCATTTTTATAAAGTTTCATATATTCTAAGTACTCAGAATCGGTTTCCCAATTAAACATATTAAGAGTAAGTTTACTTCTTAGCTTGAGTAGCCTATGTGTTTCTTTGTTTTTTTCTGTTTCTAAAATTTGATCAATACTATTAAACAAAGACTTTATTTCTAGTAAGTCTGCATACAATTTGCGTTTAACGGTCTGGTAATTTTTATATATATTTTTACTAAGATTGTCATTGATACGAGTTTTAAAAACATCAATTTTGTTAATAAAATTATCTACATAATCCTGGTTAATTAAATTTAAGTTTAAATTAAATGAATTAAAATATGTGTCTAAGTCAACATCTAGTATTTTGCCAAACATTTGCTTGGTATTAGATAACTCTTGTTGATAAGTTTGCCGAACAGTATCTAATTGTTTTATTAATGGGTTTACATTTCTTTTTCTTATTAAGAAATTTTTTTCAAAAAGATAGACAGTATTATAAATGTCATTGTACAACTGAGTATATTGCTCGGTAATTTTTGTATCTTGTAAACTGTTCACAACTTGTTTGACTTCGCTATTAAACATTTCTTTTATTTCTTTGCGACTTACGTGATCGTCATTATCAAGAAATTGGATTATTCTGTCAATTTCTAAGTCAAAATGTTTGTGCTGTATAATATATTGATTTTGGACTATTTCACTTAGATTTTCCATTATTATGCACCAAACATATCAGCAAATGCATTATTACTACCGACGCTTACACGCAGGTCCCAGTCAAGAACTCCTAATAAATTTTCTACTTTTTGTGTAACAACAGTATCTTCCATTGTGCTTTGATCAAACGGCAACTCCTTAAACCAGTCTGGCAAATGTGTTTGGTCAGTGGGATACGCAACACTAGTTAGTCCCATTGGGTTTGACTTTAATTTACATACAATAACTTTTTGTCCATCTGAGATAGCACCGCTGTAATTATCTCCGTGCATTTTGCGTAACCTATTCCAGTTAATTGCTGCCATGACATGACCCACACCACACCGTCCAGTTTTTTCAAATTGTAAAGTATACTTGGTTAGGTTATTAACACGCTTGGGCGATCCTTTTTCCCAGCTGGGCAAGTCTCTAAATTGTACTTTAAATTCTTTAATCATTGCAACAGCTTCATCTTTTGATGCACCATTAAGCACAATTTTAAGCAATCGACTTAGAAAATCTTGTACAAATTTTGGTGTATCGCTGCGCTTTAAGTCAAGCCCCATTGCTTTGATTTTGCCAGTTTCGTTTTCAACATCCAAGCGAGTACCTTCCATATCAAAGATATTCACTGCATAACGTTTCTTCTTAATAAACAACCCTTTAACAGCAATTAGTTCTCTGCCGCCTTGGATGATTGCTCCTAGTTCTCTAGGAGCATTAAACGCTCGCTCCATGAAGCCCGGAAAGCTTTCATTTAACTGATCCGCAATACTGTCGTATATCTGTATACAAACTTCTTTGTTCCATTCGGTTTCGCCTGCTTCTACAGAATCCTTGATAATCGGCCAAGCACTAAAATACACAGAGTCAGTGTCGCCGTATATTACTGCATCACCTACATGATCATACTTGCCGGTAATTGCTTCATTAACAAAACTGTCCATGTGTTTGGCAATACTACGTCCTGTTAGTGTAGTACTTTGCCCGATACGTTTATCAAAGAATCTACAACCTGGATTAAGAATAGCACCGTACAAACTGTTCAAGTTAATCTTCTTAACTAGTTGTCGTTTATCCCAAAACTCAATATCTTGTTTTTCAGTTGCTTCACGTTTTTTAGCTTGCATCACTTTACGTTCCGCATACCAGGTATCAAGTAAGTCGGGAATAATACCAACTTGGCTGTACTTAAATATAGTGCCATTGGCACTGAGTGTCCATTTTTGTCCACTAGCAAAAATTAAATCGTGAACATCTTTGGCACTAATCTCGTCGCTGCCATGTGGTTCCCAATCAAGTGTGAGCATAACATCTTCGCGGCGTGACATTACCGCTTCGTATTCTAGCGTACCGAACATGTTTTCCCATGCATCGGCAAAACTCTTTTTCTCGTTTATGATTTTGTTTTCGATGTACTCGTCGGTCATCACTTGACGTAATTGTCCTATGATAGTTTCTGGACCCATGTTTAGTGCACGAATGGCACTAGGGTACAGACTGTTAATATCAATTGCCCCGATCCATTCGTGCATGCCTTTTTTAGGATGTGCAACATAAGCACCTGCCGCTGCCGTGTTACCATCGTGGCGTGTCCTATTAGGAACAATTAAGTTTTGCTTGTGTGCGTGGTTAATAATAGCTTGCTCTGTAACAGCAACCGCACCCATTGTTGTTGGCAGTAACACAGTGTTTTCGTGTGCCAATTGATTAGCCAAATCTAAGAACTGTAGTTTTTTATCTAGTTTGTCTAGTAGTGCAACGTCTTGTCTGTTATAAGCAATGAACTTTTCGAAGTCGTTGTTGTAAAGGCTATCTAGTGTGCCGGTGTACGCAATCTTTTGTTCGCCAAGTTCGTACTCACCGATTGCATCTAAACTATAACTGTGACGTTCTTCATAAGTGTACTTGCGATACAGTTGCATATAATCAACATGCACACGACCAATCAAATCGTATGTGATTTGTTCTGCACCAAATCTTTCGAACGTGCGTTGTTTAGGCAACATATCCCACAAGCAAAAACGTCTAGTATCGTTTTTGCTTAAAACACGTGTTACACGTGTAACCATATATGGAATATCGTAGCCTTCGCTGTTCCATCCACTTATAATGTCTGCATCGTCTAACAAGTCCAGGCATACTTTTAGCATTTCGCCTTCGTTGTCAAACATAATAGTGTTGTCAAACTTTGCAGCGATTTCGTTTGCTGTTTCCATACTCATGCCTTTGGGCGGCAGTGCTAGTGTCACTAATTGATCCAACCATTGTAAGTGTACAGTGATTGCTGTGATTGCACTGAATGCTTCTTCCGGCGGCGAGAAGCCTCGTTTAGGATCAAAATCAGTTTCGATATCCACAAACGCAACGTTCATCTTGGGTGCGTCAACATTTAGATATTTTTCACTTAAACATCGAAACACAGGATTAATATCACTTTCCCAAAGACGACTACTGCCTTCATGTGATTTGAGTTCTCTACGAAACTCTTTGCTACTCTTAGTAGCAAATTTTGTCACTGGTGTGTCGTAGATAGTCCTGTACTTGCCACGAGAATCATCGTAATAAAAAACGTAATTGGCTGGGTACTCGTTAAAAATACGTTTGCCTTTTACTCGCTCAACAACGTGAATTCGATCAGTGTCTCGGTCAATAATTGCGTCAATGTAGCTCATGCAGGATCCTTGTGTTCTTTTAAAATATAGACTATATTTTGATTAATGGTCTTTTCCTACTGCTACTAAAATATCTTCTAGTGTGCTGTAATCTTCGCTAGCTCGAGCAAAGTCGCCTTTGTGTGCAATTTTAATAGCACGATTGAGTACTGCTGGCTTAATTTGCATCTCTTCGGCAATTGCTTTTACAGTGTCTTTGAGACCGCCATTGAGGTCCTCGACTTCTTGCATTACAGTACTGCCTTCGCGAATTAGCTGTGTAAGCTTGTCTTTTTCTTCTTGTGTAAAGTTTCGTACGGATGTCATTTAGATACCTTTTTCGTTTGTATTGTATTTACAATATA